GCGGTACACGGAACTAAGGTAGCTATCTGCGACGCAGAAGTAGAAGAAGATGCAAAATACGGATGGACGGTGTATACTCCAGGTACGCCTAAAGTCGCGGCTCCTGTAGAGGAAGTAGTAAAACGTAAACGGAGCTAATATGACCACGGCGTACGACCAAATATGTGGCGCTTTGCGCCTTATCGGGCAACTGGCTGAATCAGAGACACCCTCTGCGGCTGCGGCTCAAGACGCTTTAACCGCCATGAATCAGATGATTGATTCATGGAGTACCGAACGGTTAGCTGTATTCTCAACTCAAGACCAAGTATTTACATGGCCGGCTAGTACGCTATCTAGAACGCTAGGCCCATCAGGTGACTTTGTAGGTAACCGGCCTATTCAGCTAGACGACTCTACGTATTTCAAAGACCCTACCAATGGTATATCCTTTGGTATTAAAATACTCAATCAACAACAGTATAACGGTATCGCTGTTAAGACTGTAACCAGCACTTACCCGCAGGTTATCTGGGTTAACATGACTTACCCTGATATTGAGATGTACGTGTACCCCGTACCTACTAAGGCGTTGGAGTGGCACTTTATTTCAGTAACAGAGCTAACTCAACCAGCTACGTTGGCTACAGTTATGGCGTTTCCACCAGGATACCTAAGAGCGTTCAAGTATTGCCTAGCCTGCGAAATAGCCGCCGAGTTTGGCGTAGAGCCTTCTCAGCAAGTATCTCGTATTGCTATGACATCTAAACGTACACTTAAACGTATAAATAACCCTGACGACATAATGAGCTTACCTTATTCAATAGTAGGTACACGTCAGCGCTTTAATATCTTCGCTGGTAACTATTAGATGGTACATGATCTCGTTTGATACCAGCGTCAATATTAACACAAAATTACTAACTATAATAAAGGTTTTATATGTCAAACATAGCCATTTCAGCATTACCCGTTGCAACCACGCAAGCTAGCGCAGATGTATTACCTATTGTACAAGCTACAACAAGTACAACTAAACAATTATCTATTGCTAATTTATTTACTAGCGCTACATTAGTTACGCCAACATTAGGCGTACCTGCATCGGGTACGCTAACAAATTGTACTGGTTTGCCAGTAGCTACAGGCGTTAGCGGATTAGGTACGGGGGTTGCTACATTCCTAGCCACACCTAGTTCTGCTAACCTAGCTTCTGCCGTAACAGACGAAACTGGAACAGGCGCGTTAGTGTTTGCTACTAGCCCTACCTTATTTACCCCCCTATTAGGTACGCCTACAAGCGGTGTGCTGACTAACTGTACCGGCAGCCCTACATTTACTAATGTTAACTATTCAGGCTTAGTAGCCACCACAGCCGCTGCGCCTACGATTGCAAGCGCAGCGACCATCGCTCCAACTACTCAGATAGTAATTATTAGCGGTACAGCCGCCGTAGTGACGATTACAGCCCCTGCGCCTATCTCAGCAGGTGGAGGCACAATTACTTTAATTCCTACAGGCGCGTTTACATGGACAGCCGCGGGGAATATTGCAGTATTAGGTACTGCTGTTGTTAGTAGGGCGCTGACTATGACATTTGATGTAACTACGACTAAATGGTATCCTTCATACGTTTAGCCTATGAAAACACCTATACTAGGCCAGAGCTATGTAGCCCGTAGCGTTAACGCGGCGGATAACCGCATGGTCAATATGTTTCCAGAAGTAGTCACCGAAGGAGGCTTAGAGGCTGCCTTTCTGAACCGCGCCCCAGGGCTTAGCCTACTTGTCACCGTAGGTGTAGGCCCTATCAGGGGGCTATGGTCACACCAGATTAGCGGCACTAATGCGTACTGCGTATCAGGTACAGGCTTCTACAAGATAGATACTAGCTACGTAGCGACGTACATAGGCGAGGTAGCCGGTACAGGCCCAGTAGTGTTCGCCGACAACGGAGCGCAGATCTTCATAGCGGCTAACCCTTTAGGTTACATATATAATCAGCTTACCAATGTTTTCGCTCAGATTACGGATGTAGACTTTACAGGATGCGGTACAGTTACCTACCTTGATGGCTACTTCGTGTATAACGAGCCTGACTCACAGAAGATATGGATTACTAGCCTACTCGACGGTACGTCGGTACAGCCCCTAGACTTTGCCAGTGCTGAAGGATCGCCTGACGGTGTGGTAGCTGTTAACTCTATACATCGTGAGCTGTGGGTGTTCGGTACGGACACGACTGAGGTTTGGTATGACTCTGGCGCTACAGACTTTCCGCTAACGCCTATTCAGGGCGCATTTAACGAGATAGGCTGTATAGCACCCTATTCGGTAGTTAAACTGGATAACGCCTTGTTCTGGATAGGGAATGACCCTCGTGGATTTGGTGTGGTGCTCAAGTCTAACGGCTACTCTGCACAGCGCGTATCGACCCACGCTATTGAGTACGCTATACAGAATTACGGCGATATATCCGACGCGGTAGCGTACAGCTATCAGCAAGAAGGCCATTCATTCTACGTTATATCGTTCCCTACTGGCAACGCTACATGGGTATATGATGTAGCTACAGGTGCATGGCACGAGCGAGCATCTTTTGTTAATGGTGCGTTTTCTAGGCATCAGACTAACTGCCAGACTAACTTTCAGTCTACCACAGTGGTAGGAGACTATCAAAGCGGTAACATCTATAAGTTTGACTTGGATGTGTACGCAGACAACGGTAGTACCCAGAAGTGGCTGCGTTCTTGGAGAGCGCTACCCGTAGGGCAGAATAACCTTAAACGTACCGCCCAGCATAGCCTTCAGCTAGAAAGCGAGTCAGGCGTTGGGCTTAATCTTTACCCTGCGTATGATTCACAAGATTTAATTACTGAAGATGGTAATATTATTGTAGCTGAATTTGTACAAGGCTATTTAATTACAGAATCAGGCAATCAATTAACCTCAGAGCTTAACGATGGATATGAGCCATTAGTGACTATAAACTGGCCTGAGCCGTACCCAAATGATTATGCTTTAGCAACTAATAGCTATACGGAAGCACCAGGTTACAATCCTCAAGCTATGCTCCGCTGGTCTGACGATGGAGGCCATACGTGGTCTAGCGAACATTGGACTTCGATGGGTAAAATAGGAGAATACGGCTATCGTACTATCTGGCGTAGGCTAGGTATGACTGCTAAACTTAGGGATAGGGTGTATGAAGTGTCAGGTACGGATCCAGTTAAGTTAGCTATTATGGGCGCTGAGTTAGTTATCAGCGGAACTAATGCTTAATATTACCCGCATCCCCGCGCCTAGGGTTACGCTTGTCGATCCACAGACAGGCATTGTGTCAGATCAATGGTTTAGGTTCCTTAACAATATCTATACTATTGTAGGATCTAATCTAGGCATAGTGCAGATTGTTAACGGCGGTACAGGCTTAGGTACAATGCCTGCTAACGGGCAACTATTAATAGGCGATGCGGTTAACGGGTACGTGCTTAACACTTTAACGCCCGCATCAGGCATAGGCATTACTAACGGCGCTGGCGCAATCACAATAGCCAACACCGGTGTGCTGTCTAATATTGCAGGCGCAGGCATCAGCGTATCAGGCGCTACGGGTAACGTCACTATAGCCAACACCGGTGTGTTGTCGTTTAGTGCAGGCGCTACAGGGCTGACACCTAGCGCAACAACGGCAGGGGCAGTTACGCTTGCGGGTACATTAGCATTAACAAACGGCGGTACAGGCGGGACGTCTGCTGCCACAGCTAGGACTAACTTAGGCGTGACTGCAACAGGTGCAGACACAACCTATGCGTACAGGGCTAATAACTTATCTGATTTAGCCAGTGCAGCTACAGCAAGAACTAACTTAGGGCTAGGTACAATAGCCGTTAAAAATACAGGCGCAACGGGTACTTTTACTACCGTTGACTTAAAAACAGTTACCGTCACTGACGGGATTATAGTAAGCATAGTATGATAGAAAAACTATTTGCATTGTTTATGAAGTTGTCCAGCCCACGCATACCGGTGCCGTTAGACAAACAAGCGCACTTTAACGTAGGTGCTATCTTGGCACTTGTAGCGTATTTTGTCATAGGATACTGGGCTTTACTACTTGTAGCTATCGTAGCTGGCGCAAAAGAATGGTATGATTACAAGCACCCTAATCATACCGCAGATTTTTACGATTGGTTAGCCACGACGTTAGGTGGCATCTTTATATTAGGAGCTATATATGTCAGTTAATCTATCCCCCGTAGGCGATATTGTTGAATTTATACAGTAAATGATAGATTTTATGGTGATAGCTGCTCCAAGATCGGCGACCACTTGGGCATCTAACTGGCTTACTACAGATACTACACTTTGTATACACGATCCGTTGTATACTTGGCACTACAACCAGTTAGACG